AAAATAGTCTCACAACTGACCTGCGCCTGAGACAATCCGTCGTTAATCTAGCGTCATGTCAAACCTGTTCGACGCCACCAACGCACCCCTCACAGAGCCGACGCGCATTCAGGCCGGTGATTTCGTGCAATGGAAACGCACCGACCTGGGCACCGATTACCCGCCCGCCAGTTACAGCCTGCAATACCAGGCGCGCAGCGCCGCCAGCACCGCGCGCAAAATTACCATCAACGCCAGCGCAGACGGCAGCGATTACCTCGTCACCATCGCCAGCGCCACAACGCTGGCTTGGGATCCCGCCGTTTATCACTGGTCGGCCTACATCATCCGCACCAGCGACAGCGCCCGCATCGAAATTGCCAGCGGTCAATGGGAAGTATTCGCCGACAAAACCACCAGCGCCGCCGACCCGCGCGGTTTTGCCCAACGCATGGTTGATTTGATCGAGGCGGCCTACGAACACCGCGCCACCCAGCAGCAACTGGACGTCCTGAGCTACAACCTCGGCATCGACGCCAGCGCCACGCGCAACCCCGCCGAACTGCTCAAGCACCGCGCCTACTGGCGCGGCGAGGTCATAAAGGAAAACCGCCGCGCCCGCGCTCGCAAAGGGCAAAGCCACTCGGGCACCATTAAGGTCAGATTATGAGCGCATACAAAATCATCGATGGCAAATATCACCACACTGCGCCGAATCGCGCGAACCAGGCGCGCCGCCATCGCTCCTATGCCGCCGCCAAAATCGACCGTTTGAGCGCCAGTTTTACCGGTTCATCGTTATCACCCGACGAGGCATTGCGGCGTGACCTGCGCATGCTGCGCAAACGCTCGCGCCAGTTGTGCATGGATAACGACTATGCCAAGCGTTTTTTAAAAATTCTTGAGGCCAATGTGGTCGGCGTCAATGGTATCAAACTGCAGGCGCGCACCACCTGGCCGGATGGCAAGCCCGATGAGTTCGACAACGACACACTGGAAACCGGCTGGTCCGATTGGGGTAAACCCGAAAACTGTTCTACCAGTGGGCGCCTGTCATGGCACGACGTGCAACGTCTGTTTATCAGCACCGTGGCGCGCGATGGCGAAGTCCTGTTGCGCCACGTCACCGGCGCTGATTTGACATTTGGCTACCAGGTACAACTGATCGAGGCCGACCACCTCGACGAAAACTACAACCGCATCTTACAAAACGGCCACCGCATCGTAATGGGTATCGAGGTTGACCGGTTTGACCGCCCTGTCAGTTATCACCTGTTCACCCGTCACCCTGGCGACAATGCCTATCTATGGGGCGGCAAACATTACGAGGTTGTGCCCGCCGACGACATCGTGCATGCGTTTATCTGCGAGCGGCCCGGCCAAAACCGTGGCGTGCCGTGGTTGCATACCGCCATCAAACGCCTGCACATGCTGGGTGATTACGAGATTGCCGAGCTGACGGCCGCGCAGGTCGGCGCGTCAAAAATGGGCTTTTTCGGTTCGCCCGAGGGTGATAGCTGGTCGGGCGACGATGTCGAAGGCGCAGCCGGTGACGGTTACGGCCCGCATGATGACGCGCCCATCATCGACCAGGTTGAGCCTGGCACGTTTCACCAGTTGCCGGACGGCACGACATTCACCCCGTTTGACCCGCAGCACCCGACAGCAGCCTTTGCGGATTTTTCCAAAGCGGTTTTGCGCGGCGCGGCCTCAGGCCTCAATGTTAGTTACCCGACGCTAGGCAACAATCTTGAGGGCGTTAATTTTTCCAGCATCCGCCAGGGCGAGCTGGCCGACCGCGATCATTGGCGCGTATTGCAGGGCTGGTTGATCGATCATCTACACCGGCCCGTTTATGCAAAATGGTTGCGCTGGGCATTGTTAACTCAGGCCCTGCCGCTGCCCGCCAGCAAAATCGCCAAGTACCGCGCAGTCGTATGGCAGCCGCGCGGCTGGGATTGGGTTGACCCATTGAAAGATATCAAGGCCAGCGAGGCCGGCGTGGCGCTGGGTGTGACCACGCGCGCCGAAATTGCTGCCAGCAAGGGCCGCGACCTGCGCGAGATATTCGCTCAACTCAAGGCGGAGCAGGATCTGGCCATCGAATTCGGCATTAACATCAGCGCGCCGGGTGTGGCGCAACCACAGGAGGTCACAAACGATGACGACTAAAACCATTCAAACCGGCATGGAATATCGTTCCATGCCCGTACAGCGCGACGGTATCGACACCGAGGCCCGCACCGTGGCAATCGCGTTTTCATCCGAGGCCAGCGTCGAGCGCTGGTTCGGTAACGAAATTCTGGATCATGGCAAATCATCCGTGCGCGTGGGGCGTTTACGCGATGGTGGGCCGGTCCTGATGGACCATGACGTGCGTGACCAGGTCGGCGTCGTGGAATCTGTTTCAATCGACGCTGACCGCGTGGGGCGGGCAATGGTGCGCTTTGGAAAAGGCAAACGAGCGAGCGAAATATTTAACGACGTGGTCGACGGTATCCGAAAGCATATCAGTGTGGGTTATCGCATCCACAAACTAGTGCTGGAAGAAGAAAACGACGAGCTGGCCACCTACCGCGCCACTGACTGGGAACCCTACGAGGTCTCATTCGTGCCGGTTCCGGCTGATCACACCGTGGGTGTGGCTCGTCAATCTGAAAATACATTTAACACGGAGATTGTCATGACTGACAAAATCGAAACTGCCGCTGCAGCAGATGAAACCCGCAGCACGCCCGCCCCTGCCGCTACCGCGCCGCAGGTCGACACCAAGCGCATCGCCGAGCAGGCCCGCGCCGAAGAACTGCGCCGCATCAGCGACATTGAGGTACTCGGCGACGAGCACGGTCACAACAAGCTGGCGCGCGAGTACATCAACAGCGGCAAAAGCGTTGATGAATTTCGCATGGCGCTGTTGCAAAAGCTGGGCAAGGCCAAACCGGTCGCCACCGGTGACGCCGATATCGGCATGAGCGACAACGAGGTACGCCAGTATTCCTTTGTGCGCCTCATCAACGCTCTGGCCAACCCGGCCAACCGTGCCGCGCAACAGGCCGCCGCGTTTGAGTTCGAGGTATCCAATGCCGCCGCTGAACGTGCCGGCAAAAAGCCCGAGGGCGTCATGGTGCCGTCAGATATCCTGCGCGCCAAACGTGACCTGACCGTAGGCACTGCCACGGCGGGCGGCCATACTGTGTCCACCGACCTGCTGGCCGATTCGTTCATCGACTCACTGGAAAACGCCATGCGCGTGCGCCAGGCAGGCGCTACCATGCTGACCGGGCTGGTTGGTAACGTGGCTATTCCGCGCCAAACCGGCGGAGCAACTGCCTACTGGGTAGCGGAATCCGGCAGCCCGACCGAGAGCGCCGCCGCGTTCGATCAGGTCACGTTGTCGCCGAAAACCGTGGGCGCGTTCTCCGACATCAGCCGTAAGCTGCTGCTGCAAAGCTCGATCGACATCGAAAACTTTGTGCGCAACGACCTGGCCCTGCGCCTGGCGCTGGCGATCGATCTGGCTGCCATCAACGGCAGCGGCCTGGCGAACCAGCCGACCGGCATCCTCAATACCTCCGGCATTGGTGATGTTGCAGGCGGCGCCACCGGTCTGGCGCCGACATGGGCGCACTGTGTCAACATCAAAAAAGAGGTTGCCAAAGACAACGCGCTTATGGGTTCGTTGGGCTGGCTGACCAACTCTGATGTTATCGGCAAACTGCAAACCACCGAAAAGGCCAGCGGCACCGCCCAGTTCATTCTGGGTGACGACGCCAGCCGCCTGTGTGGCTACCCGGTCTACGAGACCAACCAGGTCCCGAACAATCTGGACAAAGGCACCAGCACCGGCGTGTGTTCCGCGTTGATTTTCGGCAACTGGGCGGATCTGCTGATCGGCATGTGGGGCGGTCTTGACATCAACGTCGACACCAGCACCGGCAGCACCAGCGGCACCGTGCGCGTGGTGGCGTTGCAAGACGTCGACATCGCGGTACGTCACGCACAGTCGTTCTCGGCTATGCTCGATGCACTGACCGCCTAAACGGCAAATTGGCAACCCGGCGGGGTGCGTGGGGCGCCCCGCCATTTTTAACGAGGATTTAACGCCATGAAAATTGAAATCACCCGGCCGACGCGCGTCGACGGCCAATCTTGTGCACCGGGCGATGTCATCGACACCGACCGCAAAACAGCAGAATTATTGCTATCCATGCGCAAGGCCAAAACACCGGACAAGGCCCGCGCCAAACCTGAAAAGACGCCCGAGTAAACCATGCCCGCGCACACCGCCAGCGATGCCCAGTACCTGATTGACGGCAATGATTTATCTGTCACCGTCAGCTATGGCGGGGGTTCAACGGCGCAGGGCGTATTAATTCGCAGCCACGTCGACGCGCTCGATTACGACGCGCGATCGCTCATGCTGACCATGACCAACACTGATGCCGCCAGCATCAGCATAGGTGCCAGTGTGACGATTGACAGCACAAGCTACATCGTGCGCGGCCGCGAGGTCGGCGACTACTACACCACGCTGCAACTGGGCACGATATGACACACCGCGCGGAAACCATCATGACCACCATTGTCAACGGTTTAACAGGCCTGGCCACCACCGGTCAGCGCGTCTATCGCGGTCGGTTCGACAATATCCCGGCGCTGCCGGCGCTGTCGGTGTTCATGGGGCGCGAATCGCAGGTTGAAACGCAATCATTCAACGTCATGCGGCGCGAATTAGAGGTTGAAATACAAATCACTGTGCAAGGTTTGTATAACCTCGAAACGAGTATCAACCAGATCCGCGCCGAGGTTTACGCGGCGCTGATGGCCGACGTCACGCAGGGCCGGTCCTTCATCATTAACACAACCTGGCGCGAAGATACCGCGCCCGAATTTTCACCCGAGCAAGATCAGGGTATCGCCCGCGTCGTCATGACATGGGCCATTTTATACAGTCATTCTTTAACCAGTGCGGAGAGCTAAACCATGAGCAAAAAGCAATTCAAGCCGCGCCAGGGTGGTAAACAACCCGCACCGGCGCCAAAAAAGGAGGCCAAGTGATGTTGAAAATTCGTGAGGCGATTTACGTCGATACCCAAAGCGCGCACGGCACACCGGCCACGCCGACCACCACCAACTCGGTTCAGGTCAGCAACCTGAATTTTTCATTCAGCGATGCGCGTATGGTTGACCGCTCCGGCATCGTCAAAAACACCAAGGGCACGTTAAAGCAACTGCACGCGGGCATGTTGGGCGAGCTGACATTCGATGTCGAGCTGAAAGGCAGCGGCACAGCAGGCACCCCGCCCGAGTACAACGATTTGTTGGTATGTTCCGGCATGGCCGAAACCATCGTGGCCAGCACCAGCGTGACCTATGCCCCGGCCACCGATAACCAGCAGTATTGCACGATTTATTTCATGCAAGACGGCGTTCGCCGCATTCTGCAAAATGCCGTCGTCAACTGGACGCTGAACCTCGAAACCGGCGCGGCCGGTATGCTGTCATTCACCGTCACCGGCCATTTGGGCACTGCATCAGATACCGTATTCGCAGCGGGCAGCTATCAAAGCACTGTTCCGCCGGTGGTGCTGGGTGGCGCGTTTGCAATCGGGGGTTACAGCGCTGACATCACCAAACTGACGCTGGAACGCGGAAACAAGATCGTCAAACCCGCCAGCATGAGCGCCGCGGACGGTTTCGGCCAGATCCGCATTGCGCGCTGGGACATCACCGGCACATTCGACCCGCTCGCAACCCTGCTGGCAACCAATGATTGGGTCGGCGATTGGGAATCCGGAACCAGTATGGCGCTGGCCACCGGCACCATCGGCAGCACCGCCGGCAACCGCTACGCCATCACCGCGCCCGCTGTCAGTTATCGCAGCGTCGGTTATGCCGAGCGCGAAGCCGAACGCGCGTATGAAACCGGTTTTGCCTGCGCTGAATCGTCCGGCGATGATGAATTTGCTTTATCTTATACGTGATGATTATGGGATTAGTTTCCTTTATTTATTCCAGCCAAAAAAAGCGATTTTATTCCTGCCTGGATATCGCTGGGCGACAGTCAAGGAGCAAGCGCGCAACCGCCGCACCACCTATTGGATTGAGTTTGACGGGATTAAAAAATCCCTGGCCGAATGGTGCGAGGAATTGAAACTGCCTTACAAGCAAACCTGGAAACAGTTGCGCGTGTATGGCTGGTCGCCTGAAAAGGCGTTTTTGCAATCGTAGAGGTATTCATGGCAATACGCGCTCTGTCCGGCCTGGTGCCGGAATGGTACACCCCGGCCGGGCAGGATGACGACGCCAGCCCGACCCGGTTCCAGATCCGCCCGTTAAACGGGCGCGAGCTGGGCATGGTGTCTGATCACATCAGCATTGCCGACAACCGCATGCTGATCGCCGCCGAGGGCGTCGACCGTTGCCTGGCCATGGGCCTGCAGGATTGGGAAAACCTCGAAGGCGAAAACGGCCCGCTGCGATTCAGCCGCAACGCCATGGACCTGCTGCCCGTCGGCATCCGGCGCGAGCTGGCCAGCAAGATTGTCACGATCAGTTATTTATCGGACGACAATCGAAAAAACTGATGATTGCTGTGGAGGTCGCGCGGGCGCCACAGCAATTTACATGCAAAACCTGCGCCGCCCGGCACTGTGACGAACACGGCGCATTGCCGGGCAGCATCGGCCCGGCGCCGATGCCGCGTTACGAAATCGAGGGCGTTATACAGTCAACCACCTGCCTGCTGCCCATGGTTTCCAGTTTCAGCCGCGAGTGTTTGCGACTGTACGGCCATTATAAAAATGGCCTGTTGATCGAGTCCGGCGGGTTATACGACCAGCCGAATGTATATATTGAGGCAATGGGATTGATAGATGGCCACAAGTAGGCATGAAACCCGGTTTGAACTGACCGCCAGCGACAAAACCAAGGCCGCGATAAA